CACCTCCCGTTTCTCCTGGTAGGGCTGTATGCGGTCCAAAACAATATATTTTACCCCGTCCACAGTATCCGGTCTGGCCAGGAGCAATACCCCGTCCCCGGGCTTAAAGGGTTCACGGAGAATTACATCATCCTGGAGCTGTTTGTCAGTTTTGCCGCCCATGGAATCAGTGTGGTCATGCCGGTAGTGCATGATCAGGCCAATGCAGCTGTCGGTGATGTAGAGGCTTTCTTCGGTGAGCGTCATCTTCTCCGCCTCTATGGCCAGAGGGGCAACGGATTTGACAACCCCAGTCAGAAACCCACCCCGCCCGGAATTTTGCATATAGCCTTGAATGACCTGCTTCACCTGGCCAACAGTTGTAAACATTGGATAAGCCTCCCTTAGACCAATTTTAAATCCACCTTGACGGTGTGGGCCGTATTGGTAAACCTGTGCTTGGCACAGGTACAGAGCAGGTATTTGCTCACCCCTACCTCCGGTATGGACACATAAATCATATTTCCGGCCCGGATGGTCTTTTCTCCCAGCACATCAAGATTTAGCGTCTGTTTTACCCGGTTTTTCAGGTATAGCAAAGCGTCCGCTTTTTCCTTGATCTGCTCCGGGTTCATATCGTCATCTACTTTTTCATAGTGCTGGAGAAGGCCCCAGCGCTTGATGCTGTTGGAATCCTTGGCCATGTAGATTTCACGCTTGCCCGTGGACTTGTTGTCCCGTACCAGCTTGATCTGGTTGTAGGTGTCGCTGTCAATATCCCGCTCATAACTATAGCCATACAGTAGGCTTTCCGGGTCAATCTGCAAGTCACTGACGCAGGACAGAATGTTACGAAACTCCAACTTTCCGGCATTATCCTTGAGAAAATACAGTTTTTTAGTGGCGGTCAGGGTCTTGGTCACACAATCGGCCACCATATCCAAAAGCCCTTTATTATCAAAAATCATCGTGCCGAGCGGATACTTTGTATCCTCAATGATTCCGGTGGGCAGTCCAAAATCATTGGCTATGTGCTTGACGATCTCTCCCGCTGTCTTGTCCTTAAATACATAGGTATCATTGGTTTTCAGATAGCGCATCCGGTCATAAGCTGTTACCTTGATCTCCTGGGATTGGGAATGGCCGGTCTTAAAGATAAAGCCGGAAAAGTAGGTGGTGTAGTCGTGGATGATCACGATGCCATTTCCCTCTGCTGGAAGCACCCAGTCCCGGAGCATTCCAAAAGTGACCACACCGGCCTGGTTGATGTTGTCGGTGAAATCCACAGGAACGACCAGCTCCGAAACATCATAAATCTCATCTATGGACTTGTAGAGTATGACTTCAAACATAGGCACCTCCTATGGGATAATGAGCTTCTGGCCGGGGTAGATCAAGTTGGGATTGGATATGATGCCTTTGTTGGCCTCATAGATTTTGGGCCACTGGTTTCCATCTCCATACTTTGCTTTGGCTATGTTATACAGGCAATCGCCCTTCACAACGGTGTGGTTGCCGGAGGATGGCTTTTTTTCAGTACGCTCCTTCTTTACTTGCGCCTTTTCTTTTTTAATAATGATCCGCTTGGCGCTGTAAGGCCGGTATTCCTTCATGGACAGGGTATAGTAGTATTCATCCGCCTCACCAAAAGGCTTGGAATACTTAAAATCCTCCAGGCTGCAGAGCATGTTGATGTCCACGCCATCTCCCGTAATGATAAACCGGGTGGAAGCCTTTGCCTCATACATGCCTTTAAGTTGCTGTACATATTGCTCGGCTCCCATAGTTGGCGTCACAGACCAGGGGTAATTTTGATTGGTAAACAGGCTTTTGATGCTGACAGAAATGAGCTTGCGGTTGCCGATGGTGGTCACATCGCCAATGGCCACAATTTCAAACTGTTGGCTATTGTTGGGCTGGCTGAACGTTACTTCCTCCAAAGGGTTTACCGGGAGAAGAATGCCTCCCACGTAGGTCTTTATCATTGGTCTACCCCCACCATCGCATAGATTCCCGCCAAGCCGCTTTCAATCTCGGTGTCGGTTTCCTCCTTCAGCTTGCGCTTTATGCTGTCTAAGTCCTCACCTTGCTGAATATTGTTGTTCATATTCACACCACCGCCGGAATAATTGAGGTAATAGATGGTGGTCTTTTGGTTAGCGGATGACTTGATCAGGTCAGCGTCCTGAGCGGACAGTCGGGCCTCACTGATTCCATCATAAGCAACGGTGCTGTAGGTGTTGATCTCGTCCAGCGCCTGCATCTCAGCGATATCCCGCATATATTCCAGGCTTTGGTTGGAAAGGTCAATCTCCGTCCCGATTTCCCCCACCTTATCCAAGGTGCCGCCGCCCACATTGACGTCCACCGGATCACTGCTGGCTTGGTTATTAAAAATACTTTGGATGGCGTCAGCATTGGCTGTATTGGCCTGCTCTTCGATAAGAGCCGCCTCTTTTTCAGCTGCCTCAGCTCTCCACCGCGCCTCGTCCGCAGCCAGTTGGCTGTCACGCGCAGCGGATTTAGCTGCGGCAGTGGATTTACTAGTCTCCAGGTCAGCGGCCCTCTGTTGTCGGGCAGCCTCCTCACGGATGGCGGTTTCTGCGCCAAAGGATACGTGCTCAATGGTACCGATAGAGACGCCAGGAATCATGTTCAGGGTATTGATTAGACTGTTAATCATGTCAATAACTCCATTGACCAGGCCTTCCAATATTTCCATCGTGCTTTGTTTTATATGGCTGAAAACATCCAAGATACCGTAGCCTACACCTTGGAAGAATACGGGAACTTGGTCAAAAAAACCAAGTAGGCCATTCCAGATATTGATTACCCCAACTTTAAAGTCGATATTGTTCTGCCATAACCTCATCAGCCAAATTGTTAAAGCAACGATTATCGCAATGAGGGCAATAATACCAATTATGATCCAGGTGGTTGGGCTGGCAAGAAGTGCTGCGTTTAGTCCCCATTGAGCTGCTGTTGCCGCTATTGTGGCTCCTGTAGACAGCATCTGAGCAGCGCCTTTAATGCCCTCAATAACTGATATAGCAAAAACAACGCCTTTATAGATAAGCAGGGCTGCCGTAATCGCCGCCACTGCCGTACCAATGCCCCATAAGATCGGCTCAATAGTAGTCCAGTTGTCATCAATGAAATGATAGACATCCTGCGCTCCCTCTAGGAGACTTAAAAAAGTGGGCAGAACCGGATCGGCAATGAATCCGATCAGCTTGTTCAAAGCCCCTACCGCCAGTTGTGCCAGTTCCTGAATCATGGGCATGTTTTCTCGAATCCCACTAAACAGCTCTAACACGGCGGGGTAGATACCCTGCCCCATGTCAGCTTTGATAGCGCCTAACTCATTGTGTACGCTTTGTACTACGCCCTGAGGCGTGTTGGCCAGCGCCTCGGCCAGACCATCCCAGGACTGGCCTATGACATCAGTCAGAACCTGCACCCGTTCCATCTCGGTACCAAGTTCTATGATTTCCTTCTGGGCATCGGTGAGCACAAAGCCCTTTTTAAGCAGGCCGTCATAGGTGCCGTCCAGAGCCTTGCCCAGCTGGGTGGCGTAATCCACCATCTGCTGATAGGTCAGATTAACACCGCCCATACCGGCAGCGTAGTCGGCCATGGTACCCATCATAGCGGATAAAGCCTCCTCGGTCTGGAGGTAGGTGGACAATTCAGCCGCCGCGCTAGTGAATAGATCAGTACTATAGGTGGTTTTTCCCTGCATCCGGGCAGCGTTAGACAATACGTTTTTATAATCCTCATAGCTGTTGCCCTGGTTAGCCATAACCACACCCAACTGATGCTGGGCCAGATTGCGGGTGTCGGCTTCATCCAATAAACCGGTCACCTGTCCCGCCAGGGATTTTGCGGCGTTCAGCCCCTTCTGGAATAAATCCAGGGCAGCGTTGGCGTTGAGAATCTTGCTTTCCCACTGGCCGATCCCGTCACGAACTTCTGGCGGCGCATTTGACACCTCCTCAATCCGTTTGTTCAGTTCATCCATTTCATGACTGGCCAGACTGATATCCTTGCGGATATCCTGAAAATCACTCTCCAGATTATCAAGATTCCCGGACTTGTTCATGGTTTCCATGACATTTACCATGCGGTCCATCATGTCAATATTTTTCTGGATCGGGGAAGTAAACCCATCTATAATTTTCATCATTGAAGATATAGTTGCCATGGGTTACCTCCTCCTTCCTCTTCTTCGTGATGGCCTGGAATTGCTCGAATGTGAGGCCGCTTTCTGTCGGGCCTGCTGGATGCGTTCCCGGCGCTGTTCCTCGTCAATAAAAGCGGAAATAACAGCCTTTTCATGGAAAGACAAATTCAGATACTCACTCGGAAAACGATGGTGTTTGATGAATGTGTAATAAGCGCACACCATCTCCAGATCGTTTTCCTTTAGGAGTTTTTTGCCTCCTCTTTCGCCTCCTCAAAGTCTTCCAGGTCAAAGCCGTTAATCTCCTGCGCCGCCTTAGATAATTCGGCAAATTCACCCGGGAGCAGCATTGCTCCCAAAAGCTCCTCGCTATCGGTGACCGCATAACTGGCCTGAAGCTCAGCGTCAGCCAAAGAGGGGAAAACAATACTGGCCGTACATAGCTTCCTGCTGTAGAGATGGGCATTAAAGTTGGTTATTAATCTACCGCCTTTAACCCGTTTGCGTGTCGTACAATCTTCCTTGAGCCGGGTGTTTTCATCCTCTGAGATAGCCCGCAGCTCCCATTCCATGGGGTCACCATTTTCGTCCCTAAACCTCTGGCTAACCGCGACCTTTAGGTTGGCTATAGGTGCCACATTCTGTTTTAAAAACGCTTTTATGCTCATTTAAATCTCTCCTTCATCCGGTACGGTGAATTTTTTTAACA